GTTGAGGATATCTATCAACTAGGAGGACAACATAACGATAGGTATATTAGTTACAGAAGAAGTAAGTGGGGTTGGTGGTGTGATATTATTTAACTAACTAAGATATTATGAGAGAAATTAAGTTTAGAGTTTGGGATAAAAAGGCAGAATATTTTCTACCTTGATGAAATATTATAAGTTTTACTCAAGATGATTGAGTATTAAGAAAAGATATAGAAGTAATGCAATACACATGACTCAAGGATAAGAACTGAAAGGAAATATTCGAAGGGGATATAATTAGAGATTGAGAAGGTGAATTAATAGTAATAGATTGAAAACATTACGACACTGATAGTTACCCAATAATAAATTGTGATTTTAATATGTTTATATATATTGTTGAATATTCAGAAAGTCATTCTTGATTATGGAGTAGAACACAAGAAGATATTGAAATAATCTGAAATATATACGAAAATAAAGACTTACTTAATAACGATTAGACTATGACTGAACACGAAAAATTGAAGGAAATATGTGATGTGATAGGGTATGAAAGTAAATATTGGAACACTGATGTAAGACCAAATTGATTCTATAAATGGGATTGTTGTTGACCTGAGTACATAGATGTAAGAGAGATTATATTCACTCAAGAGTTTATTGATAAGTACTTTAATAAGCTATATTGATGGAGAATAAGAAACTGAATTGAAGCAATGATAATAAAAGAAGATATACTAAAAAACTTAGACAACCCAACAGAGTATTTATATAACACACTATGACTATGAACAAAACAATAGTATACGAAACTCACTGCATAAATAATATAGCAGATGAATTAGAAAAAGATTGAGAAACATTAAAGGCTCAATTAATTAAAGAACATGTAGAAGAAATAAATAAAAAATTTAATTTGTTACTTGAGAAATAATAACTATACTAATAAAAAAGCACACAACCTAAATTAACGATAGAGAGGAAGTGTGTTACCTCTCTATCAATTTAACACACATATTATGACACATCATGAAGCAGAAGAAAACTATATAATTGAAACAATAACTAAGAACGAACCAAAAGCTAAAGATATTAAAACAGAAACTAAACCTAACTGAGATATGAAATTCATATTTAAAGTAGGGAGAAAGACTCATAACATTGAGTTATTAAACATAGACTACGAAAGATTCTTAACAGATGTTAAAAAACCATTTGTAGAACCTATGAAAGAATACTTAAAAGAATTAGATGAAGCTACTAAGACAGTAAGAGAAAAACACGAAAACTTCTTAGAAGAATATCAACAAACAATCTCAGACAAAACAAAAGAATTTGCAGTAGGTGAATTAAACAAATACTTTAGCCTAGAAGAAGGCCTAGGATTAACTAAATAATTATGGACTTAAGAGAACAATACAAAGAAAAGTTTGGTAAATACCCTTCTTCTCAAATGAAAGAAGAAACTCTATTAAAAAAACTAGGGATTAAAGAATTAGTAGAAACTAAAACAGTTGTTATTGAACCTGAAGCTGTACAAGAAGTTAAGGAAGTAAAACAAATTACTAAACTTAAAACTAGAACAGCTAAAGGATATGTAGAACCAACTAAAGATTCTGTAGTTAGAATGACTAGTAGAAGAAGAGCTTATCTATTAAGAAATAAATAATGGAAGAAATTAAAGAACTATTAGTGAATAAAGATATTCAATGTGAACTAAAAGATTGAGAATATAAATTCTGGATTAATGATAAACAAACAGTATCTTACAAAGGAACTAAAGAACAATGCATCGAAAGACTGCAAGAAATAGAATCTAATTTTAAATAGCATGACTATAGAAAGAAAAGATAAACTAATCAATAAAGCAAAGGTAACTAAATCTTTATTAAAAGACCCAACACAATCTCAAAGACAAGTAGCAAAAGATACTTGACTAAGTTTAGGAAATGTTAATGATAAAGTTAATGAACTTGAACAATCTTGAACAGAAAGCAATATTATGGATAAAATACTTCAAAATGATGATAAGATTATGGACTTAGCTAATGAAATAACTTTGCAAAAAATTATTGATGAAGCCCCTAAAAATGATGACTGAAGCGTTAATGTAAGTGCATTATCACTACAAGATATAAAAACCATTTGAGATTTAGCAAACAACTCTACTAAGAGAAAAGCTCTCTTCTGAAAGAAAGATAATTGAGAAGATAATAAAATTCAATTTATCATAGGATAAGTCTAGAAATAGGTTTTTTTTATTACTTGAAGTTGTAGAGTGGACTTGAATATATAAGAATAAGAGCAAATAATTTACAAATAGTTAAATTGTATTGATTGTAGTCAAATAAACAAGGAATTAAAAAAGTCTTAAGGCTAAGACTAAAAAGTCTTGACTTTAAGACAAAAGACAATAAAATAGGCATAAGCCGTTGAAACTTATACCTTTGAAGCCACTATATGCATGAATACAAAAAAGACAAATTTAATTTAATTTATTTACGATATTATTTTATGAAAGATAACATAGAGATAGACTTCTGAAAAGTCGCAGATGATATTTGAGTATTAAAGTATTGATACTTAAGTTTATTAAAAGAGTCTATTGACACAAAGAACAGAATTAGTTTAGATTATATAAACATATCAGAGAGTAATAAGAGAACACTGGTTGCATTTTTAAAGAAGAAAGGATTCATTGGTAGCCACAAACTAAAAGGAGATTGTAAGAAGGTGTTATACTTGAATCCATTCTATGCACACAGAGGGAAATCAATCTCCCAGGAATTGTTTGATGCGTTTGATGAGGTTAATTGAGGTAAAGTTTATTAATTAAAGAAAAAGATTATGGAAGAAAAAATGAGAGAGTTACAAATACTGATTCAAAAAGATATTGACAATGAACCATTTGTAGATTGAACAGATTGGACTATAAAGAAAAAAGTAATATTATTAGATGCTTTAGATTGTTATTTAGATTAACCAAGGTTAGTTACGAATATATTATTAATTAAATAGAAGAGATGAAAGTAAAAGAATTAATAGAAATTTTAAGTAATTTAAATCAAGAGAACGAATTAGTTATGCAAGATAATAATTCAAATGCTACAATATGAGCAACTCCTGTGTTAAGACTAGATACTGTATTTCAGTGATTTGATTGGGATACTTGAAAAACATTCCTATATTTTAAGGATAAGTGAGATACTTCAACAAGCGCTTAACCAAACCAATTACTATATTATAAACTAATAGAAGAGAAGATGAAAAATAAGACAGAAATAAAATACGAATTAAAAAATATGTTTGCAGAAATATCTAGAAAGTGAATGTCCGTAAAAGAATATTGAGAAAGAAAGTTATTAGATGAGATATGGGATTATATTATAGAATTAAAATAAAACATATGTATAAATATAGATGTAGGCATTGCAATAAAGAGTTTGAAAGAGAAAACTTAATTAAACGAAGTACTTGTGAAGAAACTTGAAAAAGAACCAATCTAATAAGACTATTTAACATATAAACTATAGAGTATGAAGGAAGGATTAAAAAGAAAAATAGATAACATTATATATAAAATAGTATTTTGTGAGGATTCAAGTATAAATCAAAAGGTTTGAGAATTGAGTGAATATTTTAATAGATACGATTGAAAAGAAATACTTCCTGAGATATTCCCCTTTTTAAAGCCAGAGCCTAAAGAGATTAAAGACATGATATATAATTGTTATAAGGTTGATTCATGATTACAAATAGATATTTTTAATAAATATTCAGAACAAATAACAGGTGTAATGATAAATGAATTAGAAATTAATTTAATTAACACATAACATAATATAGATTATGACAAAGAAAGTAAATATTCCCCATAATCTTTCTTATAGAGATTATCAAAAGCCTTTAATGGAATACATGAGAACGTGAGATTCTTTTAGAGGGAAAAGAGCTGTAACTTGCTGGCATAGACGTGCCTGAAAAGATAAGACATTCTTTAATTTAGTAATTGAAGCAGCAATAAGGGAGGTTTGAGGGTACGCTTATATATTACCAACCTATAACCAAGGGAGAAAGATTATATGGGATTCAATAGATAAACAATGACATAAATTCAAAGACCATATACCAAAAGAAATATTAGCCTGAGAAAATGGAACTGAATTAAAGTTCACACTAAAGAACGGTTCTTTTATTCAAGTATTAGGTTCTGAGAATATAGATTCAATACGTTGAACGAACTGGAAATGAGTTATATTCTCAGAATATGCTTTTCAAAACCCAACTGTTTGGGATGTACTAAGACCTATTTTAGCTGAAAACGGCTGATGGGCTATTTTTAATTCTACTCCTAATGGTAAAAATCACTTCTATGAGCTTTTCAATACTGCCAAAGCTAGCGATAAATGGTTTAATCAAAAACTATCAGTAGAGGACACATGAGTGGTATCTAAAGAGTATATAGAACAAGAACGTAATGAGTGAATGAGTGAAGAAATGATTCAGCAAGAGTTTTATTGTTCATTTGATGTAGGTGCAATAGGTTCTTACTATGCTGACCAAATATGAGATGCTAGAAAGCAAAACAGAATAATCCAATTGCCATTTAGTAAGACAACTCCTATTGATGTGTATTTTGATTTAGGTAGAAATGATGCAACAAGTATATGGTTTAAACAGAATGACTGACAATTCTTTAATTTTATATGATACTATGAAGATAATTGAAAATATATTGAAGAGTATTTTAACTATATAGATAATTACATTAAAGAACAATGAGGACAACTAGGTTCTGTATATCTACCACATGATTCTAAACAAAAGAAAATTGATTCTAAGTTTAGTACATTTGAATTAGCGACTGAGAGATACGGTTCTCATAAGATTGAATATATAACACAAACGAAAAGTACTGTTGAGGATATAAACACAACAAGAAAGATATTACCTAGATGTAGATTTGATATAGATAAGACAGCACAAGGGATTAAATGTCTTGAAAACTATAAGAAAGACTACGATGATAAGAAAAAGATATTTAGAGACCAACCAAGACACGATTGGGCTTCTCATGGAGCAGATTCTTTTAGATATTTTGCTGTATCACACAAAGAAGTAGAAATTGATAATTCTCCTATTATTATAGATTTCTCTGCTTGACTATAAAAACTTGCAATATGTCAAATATTAATTAATATAATTAAAACACACAATTAACCCATAAATATATAGCTATATGGTGGCAAAACCTAGACTTCCAATGTCTGAAAGTGAAATTATTACACAAGTACAACAAGAAAGACAGCTTTGAGTTAATTTTGTTGACCAAAAAAGACAACTATTCCTAGAAAGACTTCAATTATATACTAATATTGCTGACCAATGAGGGAAAAGTGATAAAGTATATGTAAGAACTATCCGTTCTACAATGCAAACACTAATGTCTTTGTATTACTCTGACCAAATAACTGTAAACTTTGCAGGTAGACAACTTTGAGATGATGAGTTAGCAGATAACTATAATAATCTTGCTGAGTTTGATTACGAAGAAATGGATATGGAAAAACTTACTTATGATGTACAATGGAATAGATTATTCTATTGAGTAGGTATTAGAATATTTGACCATTGGGATGAAGTAAGAAATGTTCCTGTTTATAGGTCTATTGACCCTATATCATGGATTCCAGACCCTTTAGGTTATATAGATAACTATAGATTCCACTGATTTGAACTAGAAGTAGACGATTCAGACCTAACAACAAATATTTACTTTAATGTAGATAAAATAACACCTTCTGAGTCTGAAAGAGAACAAAGAAGAAGAAATGAAATCCAACAATCAAGACAAACTAACTGAGGAACACCTCAAACAGAAAATCAACCTATTTACTGAATATATAATCATTATACTACAATCAAAGGTAAAAAGTATTTAGTTACTTTAGCTAATGACCAAACTCTTCTAATTAGATTTGAAGAAATTAACCCAGTATATGAAGAAGAAAAGAAAGATAACTCTTTGATTAAATATCCAGTTATCATAAATCACTATGAACCATTCAAAGGAGACCCATTTGGTATCTGTGTTCCTGATTTATTAGAAGATAAACAAAAGATTGAACAATTATTCTTAAATCTAAATAGAATTAAAGCAGAACATGAAGCATGGGGTGATACATTCCTAGTTGATACATCTGCAATTAAAAACCTAAATGACTTAAGACAACATACTCAATGACCTAAATACGTTAGAGCTGATTTACAAAAGAACCCTAACCCTATTAAGGAAGTACAAAGAGGTACAATCAAACAAGATGCTTATAGTATGGCTCAAATTATTAGACAGCAAGGTTCTAATGATATGGGACTAGATGAAAGAGCAATTGGGTGAACTCCTGATAAATCTATTACAGCTACTGAAAACCAAAGAATCCAAAGAAACCAAAACGTTAAACTTGTATTAAACAACAAGATTAATCAATGGTGAGAAAAAGACTTCTGGAGAGATTGGCTAAGAGAATATTATCAATTCTTCCCATTCAATGGAGAAAAGAATATAATGTTACAAAACTCTTTCGGTAATGTGATACAATCAGTTAAAAGAAAAGATATTGACACTTGAGCTAATATTGATGTTAAAATCATTAATAAAAGTGAAGAGGAAGCAATGAAAGAGCAAGAAAAGGCTGGTTTGCTTGTAGTTGCTGATTTAGTATTACAAGACCCTACTTCTCCTACTATTAGTAAAACATTTGCTAAAAGAAGTATTGCAAGAGCTCAATGATTAAGTAAAGATAAAGTTTCTGTATTATTTCCTTCATCTGTTGAAGAAATGAGTGCAAGAATGGACTTAGAACTACTGAATAGAGATAGAGATGTAAATGAAATTGAAGATTTACAAGAAGACCACATGACTTACATTGTTGTATATGGAAAAGCAATGGATACTGATTCTAGAGATAGAGCAATTCAAGCCAGGAAAGAAGCAATGATATTAAGTGGACAATCAAGAAGAGAGCAAGCACCTGGACAATGAGGTTGAGTATTATGATCTTCTGCTGCACAATTCACTAATGCTGCAATACAAGGTAATCAACAACAATGAGCTAGTTCTATAGCGGATGTTACTACTCAATAATACACACAATATGAAATGAAAAGATTTAACCCCTGAACAAAGACTAATGTGAGATATTCAAAACTTACAGAAGTCTAACGGGTGGAAATATATAGTAGATGAATGGTTAAAAGATAAAGTTATGCTAGAACAAAAATTAAACAAACTGTCTACTACTATAAGAACTCAGGAAGAAATAATTGACATTAATTATATTTGAAATAAGATAGAATTAATAGATACAATGATTCTAATGCCACAAGCAGTAATAAATGAACTAGACCCAATAATTGACACTGACTCTCCTAATACATAGGGAGAGTGTAGTTAACAAATGACGATTTGCTGATTGCTACTCTTTATGTATCGCAGATATAACTGCACAATAAATATTATTCTTAATAAAGAACTATGACACACGAAACTAGCCAAGTTGAAGGCATAAATTCAAACGATGTAGAAGAAGAAGTAATTGATGAAACAACTGAGGATACTCAGTCTGAATCTGATAATGAAAATAAGGCTGCAAAAGGTAAATCTAATGTCCCTAAAATATTAGCAGAAAAGAACAAGTGGAAAGCAGAAGCTGAAAAGTGGAAAGCAGAAGCTGAATCTAAAGAGTTCAATGAAGAAAAAGCACAAGCTATGATTAACCAAGCTTTAGCTGCACAAAAAGCAACAGACTTCAAAAACCAAGAAAGAAACAACTTTGTTGAATCTTACGGAGAAGAAAACGTTGAAGCAGTAGAAAGCGTGTTACAAGAACATGGGACTTTATCTTATGAACAAGCTGCTGTTATTGCAGGAATTGGAGTTACACAAACAAGCAATCCAAACAAATATAGTTTTGCATGAAACACTCCTGCTTCGATTAAGAAAGCTAAAACTACTCAAACTTTATCTGATGATGAACTTAGAGCAAGTATAGTAGACCAATTCCAAGAAATGGGGTTCAGAAATGCTAGCTAATGGATTGTTATATATTAACAAATAACCATTATACACATGGCAACTACTACTACGTGAAATATAATGACTTCTGGTAATTTATGAGAATTTATACAAAGAGAAGCCATTAGAAACTTTGAATCAGCTTTATTCTTTAAACAAACTGGTAAAGTTGTATCACTTCCATTCGGAATGAATAAATATACTTTCCCTACTGTTGATAATAAAGACGGTGCTGCTATTCAATTAACAGAAGGTGTTACACCAACTGAAACTGCATTCTCTTTAACTAATGTTGAAGTTACTCTAGCTCAATACGGTTCTTATGCTCTATTATCTGATGTTGTTCTTACTGACTCACCAGTTAATGCTGTACAAGAAGCTGCATTCGAATTAGGTAGAGATTTAGCAAACAAAGCTGATGCTGTAATTCAAGAAGCTATTGACGGAGGTACTAATGTTATTTACGGTGGAACTGCTACTTCAAGAGTTGAGGTTGCTGCTGGATTTACAATGACTGCTGCTAAATTAGCTGAAGCTACTTCAAGACTTAAAACTAACGATGCTCCTTTCTTCGATGGAATGGCTTACGTTGCAATTATGCATCCTGATGTTGCTTACGATTTACAACAAGAATCAGGGACAGGAACATTTATTGACTTAAATAAATATACTGACTCAAACGCTAGAAAACCTTTAAAAGGTGAAATGGGAATGTTATTTAGTGCTAGAGTTGTTGCATCTTCAAATGTACAATTCTTCGCTGATGCTGGTGTAGGTGGAACTGTAGACGTTTACCCAACTTACGTTGTAGGTAGAAACGCATACGCTACTGTTATGGCAGGTGGAATGGAAACATTCATCAACGGTCTAGGTAGTGAAGGTTCAAATGACCCTTTACATCAAAGAATGTCTGTAGGTGGTAAAGTTAGATTAGCTTCTGCTATTCTAAAAGATGAAGCACTATACAGAATTGAAACTTCTTCAAGTTTAGGTGTTAACGCATAATAGAAATTGGGAGAGCTTAGGTTCTCTCTTTTTGCTTTATTCTTTATAATTAAAGGGTAGAGCAAAGAGATATTAATTAATAATACAACATTATGGACGTAAATTCAATTATAGGATTAGCCAGAACATTAACGCACACTGACGATGAACAAGTTACAGATACTAATGCTATGCTGTACGCAAATATTGTTTATCATGATATAGCAAACGCTATTATGGAAATAGATGAAGACTTCTTCTGGGATATATTTACTACAACTCCAATTGTTTGACAAAATGAATATACCTTTGCTGTATGAAGTGCTACTACAAGATGAATGAAAAAAATCGAAAGAATCCAAATTAAATGGGCTGATACAGATAGTTTTCAAACTTTAGTGAACTCTGATACTTTAGCAAATTATCCAACGACTACAGGTCGCTTAGATACTCAATTAGGTACAGATGAGTGATTCTTTGATATAAAAGACGGTTCATACTTTATTTATCCAGCTCCTACTGAAGCAGTAACTGATTGATTACAAGTTCAAGCAACTACAACTCTTATTGATTTAGTTTTATGAGGTGCTGAGAATACAGTATTCCCAAGAAATTCTGATTTAAGAGATTACCACCAAGTTATATCTATTGGGATGAAGCAATATATTTATTCTCAACAAGGATTAACAAATGATAAAAACGATTCTATTAACGAATACAATCAAAAGAAAGAAGAAATGTTAGATACTATTAGAGATAGATTCTTTAATCCAGTAATTACACAACTACCAAACGCTTATAGCTTAAAAAATTAAACATGACAGAAAGAACGTACAATACAGCCTTTAAATGAATGTTTGAAGATGATTATTTAACTAATTGAGCGAATTATATTGAACACAATAATGTTACTTGATTAAATACAGGGTACGCACTAACTCTATGACCTAAACTAGATAAACAATTACTTACAAATTGAAATGCTCCTAGAACTATATTTGGTAGAGAGTTAACGAGTCTAAGTTTAGAACAAATGGCTGTATGATGTGATAATTGAGAAATATATAAATTAACTTCTACTGACAACACTCCTGAATACACTCTATCTAGTGGTTGGAATATAGTTAATTGAGAACTTTTATTAAGTGGTTCTTTATATATGTATTTTGCTGCTAAAGACCCTTCTTCATCTTCTAGTTCTATAAATATAGCTCAAGTATTATATACAGATTTTGTATCTTGAAGTTTTGCATCTATTAATGAAACATTTTTAAGTATAAATAATATATATACTCCACCGATGCTTCAAGACTCTAGTGTATTATGGATTTGATGATTAAATACAGTTTATAGGGTTTCTAATACATGAGTTGTAGTTTCTACATCTATATTTGATAGATATGTAACATGAATAACTAAGCAATGAACACAATACGTTGTATATACCGATGAATGAAAAGCAACTTATTGGGATTGAGTTTCTTCAACGATTACAGCTACAAAAGATTTATGATTTATACCAGCAAGAGTTAAAAGTGAAGCATGAATAGACCATATAATTACTACTGATTGAGATTATTATGTATGAAGTTGATATACATTCCAATTAGTATCAAGAAAAAGACAATCAAATAGACTAGATGACAACTCTCAATATATAAAGAAAATAGATTTTACTCCTGATTTTATAACATGACAAAGTATTTCTGTTTGAAGATGAGGTATATTTATAGCATCATCTGATACAAAACCTTGAGTATATAGGAGAGAAAGTATTATAAAATGATTAGCTCAATCATTCCATAAATCTATTACAAAAGATAATTGAAATTTTGACTTTGATGAGGTATTTACAACAACATACTTATCAAAAGGGCAATCTAAATTGTTAATAGGTAAGCAATCAAATACTACAAGTTACTGAGTTGATATATTAGACTTAAATACTAAAGTTACAGCAAAAGATTGATATGCAGTTACAGATGTATTCACAGGTTGAACTACATTTAGTAAACAAATAAAAAAATTTAGAATAACTACAAGTGATACAAGTTGAGATAATTTTATAAAACTATACTTCAGAAAGAATAATTCATCAACTTGGACTTTAGCAAGAACTATAAATAATAGTACCAATACAATAGATAGAAAGTCAATTACTGAAGTTACATGAGATTTTATAGATATACAGTTTAAAGTCGAGTTACATAATGACAACCAAGACGATACTCCTCCATTATTACATGAATTGTACCTAGAATATACTATAAACAAAAACAATGGCTAAATCAGAAGAATATAGAGCAGAATATTTAAAAGATTATAAAGAACCAGTATTTGAACCTGAAAAGGTTGCTGGGATAAATGATATTACTATAAATACTGCAATAAGTATTGAATAATCGGATAAAATCCATATACTTTAAACAATAACTAAAAAAATTTATGGTAGTTAATACAACATGAGCTGGAAGCACTGTTCCAACTTGAGAATTACAAGAAGATTTCAATGTAGAATGATTAAATGATTTTAAACTCCCTACAGAAACAACATGAACTGGTAGCACATTGACTACTCCAGATATAATTGAGCCTGTTCAACAAGAAGAGGTTGTTTCTGCTCCTATAGAACAAGTTACAACTCCAGTTGTAGATACAAAACCAGTAGAAGTTACTCCTGTAGAAAAAGTAGAGCCAATTGCTACTCAACCTATTGAATCTGCTCAAGATATTAAATCAAAAGAATTAGATAATCAACAAAAAGAATCTACACAAAAAGAAACTGAAAGACAAGCAAGAAATCAAGATATATTAACTAAATCTGCTGCATTTGATGAAGCTGCTAAGGCTTGAAATCTAGAGTTAATGAATCAATTAGCTACAGATAATCCTGATTTAAAAACAGCTTTTAATACTTCTTTAAGAAATGTTTTTGGAAATAAACAAAACTTAACTTTCGTTAGTCAATATCAAGGTGCTACAAATGATGAGATGAAAGCATGAGTTGATGACGGTTCTATTGTTATCTGAAGTAAACAATATAATTTACTACCAGAAGAACAAAGAAGAAGATTCGAACAATTTAATAAATTAAATGCTTGAAAAAGAACAGATTTCTCAAATGATAATCAAAACACTATATCAACAGAAGATATTACTGCTAAAGTTCCTACATTAACAACAGTAGATTTTAGAGCTGAAATGAATAAGTTACTAAGTACCCCTGAATTAACTCAGACTAGAGCAGACTTAGAATCAAAACAAAATGAAATCACTGAAATTGATGATGCTCTTGAAGCCTTAGAAGATGACTTAGTAGATGAATTTCCATGAATGCCTAGAAGCTTTATATTAGCAGAG